TACGGAAGAGCGATTCCCGAATCAGTACAAGAATTACCACGGTGCGACTTGAGAAAGTTGGGTCCCCCATGCTCGAAATTATCCCAAGAGGCATTGGAACGGATCAAGAGGGATGGGCAATTGGTAAAGAAGAAATCCCGTGCCAAACGCTCGAAGACGCGATCATCATAGGGATGGAGATACAGGCGAGAGGATAAGTATTTATGGAAGAGTTAATATGTAAAGTTGAGCGGTGGCATATAGATCGGAATCTCATTAAGGGTTCCACAGATAAGTCACAGGTATTGAAATTAATGCAAGAACTTGGTGAGTTGAGTGACTCTGTTTGTAAGGATGAATGTATGCTTGATGATATCGGGGATATATTGGTGATATTAATTAATATATGTACGCGAAATAATGTCACACTAGAGGACTGCTTGCTTACCGCATACCGAGATATCAAGGACAGAAAAGGCAAGATGGTTGATGGTGTGTTCGTAAAAGATGGTAATTAACCTCCAGCCCGATGAGGTACAGGTCTGCCAAATGGTTGGACGGATGCGTAGTTTGATTGCCCGTGGAAACGGGGTGCGTGATGCGAAGATGGGAAACCACGATGGTGCGGAAGCAGATGTGGTGGGCATGATGGCGGAGTATGGATTTGCCAAGCAGATGAATACATTTCCTGACCTCGGACTTTCCCCAAGGAGTGGGTCTGCGGATGGGGTGATGCCAAGCGGGAAGCGTTATGATGTAAAAGCGTCCAAGCACAAGGGTGCGAGGTTGCTCAGTACGCTAAAGGTGAACCCCGATGTGGATGTATATGTGCTATGCGTGGTGGATGGGAACTCTTTGGATTTTAAGGGATGGGCCTGGAAGCACGAACTTATCAGGGATGAGAATAAAAAGGACTTGGGGCATGGCGTGGGCTATGCGTTAGACCAGGATAAACTAAGGAGGTTTGATGCCTAAGTTCACCTACGCAGATGAGATAGATGCCAACTTTGGTATTCCGTGGACAGATGATCTACGGTTTAACAAGGGCGAGTTAGAGTGTGCATTATCGGACGAGGAGGTGGATAATCTCCCACAGGATCGTGCGGAGATGCTTAGTCGTTTACTCATTGACCAACCAGGTAGTGAGATCGAGGACCCGATCCAATGGGGATGGACATTACCGGGCTGGCGTAGGGTGATGGATAATTGGAAGGATACAAAGATTCATGTCTGCCTTGGCGGAAATCGTTCGAGCAAGACGATGTTCGCTTCTCGGATGTTGGTACACTTAGCACAGTCTATTCCCGAAGCTGAGATTCGTTCGATGCATGTGACTGAGGAGCGTTCGATCTCAGATGCACAGAAGTATATTTGGCAGAATTTACCAGCACGATACAAGCGTGCAAAGAAGAAGAGTGAGAACCATAGCTTGCAGTACAATCAAAAGAATGGATTCAATTCTGCGAAGGCTATCCTCCCACCTACTGCTCCTGGTGCGGAGCGTGGAAGTACAATATATTTTAATAATTATAGGCAGTATATGGCAGACCCTCAGATATTCGAGGGTTGGTCTGCACACGCAATTCACCTAGATGAAGAAGTTCCCGAAAGTATCTTTAATACATTGCTCGGAAGAACGGTGGATTACCACGGGCGATTAATCCTTACCTTTACAACTCTCCAAGGCTGGACACCGCTGATCAATAGTTTACTCAAGGGTGCGGAGACGGTTAGTACGAGATACTCAGAGCTACTAGACCGAGAGGTTCCAACCGAACAGATTTGTGCGAATTGGCCGAACTGTAGGATATATTATTTCCATACAGATCAATCGCCTTTTATAGATGGACAGGAGTTGATTCGCACATACTCCAAGCAACCATTAGAGGTGAAGTTGGCCCGCCTCTATGGCATACCGTCCAAGGCAATGGAGGGGCGTTTTCCGAAGTTCAATCGCGAAACGAACATTGTCCCGCATGAGAAGATCCCCTTCATTGCCGATCCCTCTATGGCTTGTACCCGCTATTTCGTATGTGACCCTGGCGGGAGCAAGCCGTGGGTGGCAATATGGGCGGGTGTTATGCCGGATGGGCGGATATATATTTACCGAGAGTTCCCCGACACCACGATGGGGCAATGGGCATTACCACATACCAATGCATTGGGTAAGAGTGTGGGTAAGCCTGGCCCCGCACAGCGTCCACTAGGGTGGGGTTATGATCAATACAAGAATCATTTCGAGGACTTGGAAGATGGGGAGGATATTTTTGAGCGTATTGTCGATCCACGAATGGGAGCGGCCACGGTGCGTACAAAAGAGGGGGAGAGTAACATTATTAACCAAATGGCCAACCTCGACTTTGTATTTCGTCCAGCACCTGGTGTGGATATTGAGGCTGGAATTGCTAAGATAAATGATGCATTGGCGTGGGACGATACTGAGCCTATGACTATAAGTAATCGCCCAAAGCTCTATATATCAGACAGATGTGACAATACTATTACTTCATTACTTGAGTATAGCGGGCAATCCCGCACCGAGCATTTCAAGGATCAGATCGACTGTATCCGCTATCTATTGGTAAGTGGAGCAGAGCATATAACTAATGCGAGCCTTCAATGCACGGGTGGTGGTGGCTATTAGATTGACTAGTCAAGGACAAAAGACTACATTTTGCTACGCATGCATAATTCCTCAGACCCCGAACTATTGTTCGTCTCCAAGGAACCCGACATAAATTATCTACGGGATACATACCGTGAAACACAGTCGAGTCTTGGTGAATGGATAGACCGCAGACAACGCGATTACGATGTCCGCAATTGTTTATGGGCGGGTAAGTCCAATGACTTTAAGAAACATTCATCAGATAGTCAGACAGGAGAGGTATTCCCTTGGGATGGTGCGAGTGATCAAGAGATTCGATTAGTAGATAATCAGATTAATAAGTGCGTAGCTATGTCTTTGAATGCAGTAAGGCAAGCCCACTTAGTTGCCACACCTGTGGAGTCCAGCGATATTGCACGGGCAAATGTTATATCTATGTTTGTTCGTTGGTTGGTTAATACCAAGATGGACGATTTTTATGAGCAAGTAGAACTCGGACTCAATCACTTCTTTGAAAAGGGAATGATGGTCCACTATGTGTACTACCAATCCGAAGATCTAAAACAGCAACAATCCATAAAGCTGGATGAGATTGCAATGGCTCTTCCACAAATCGCAGAAGCAATTAGCGATGGTAGTATGGATGAGGAGTTATCTGCCGCGATGTCCGAGCAGTTTGATGTATCTAAGACTAAGTCCCGTGCCATGCTTAAAGAATTACGCAAGGATGGGGAAACCACCGTGCCTGTACTTCGCCGTGTGGTAAGTAGACCAAGGATTAAAGCCCTTGCTCCCGATGAGGATGTATTTTGGCCAAACTATACGATTGATCCACAAGAAGCTCCCTATGTATTTCATGTGTTAAATATGACACCTGAGCAACTTCGCTCAAAAATACATAATGAGAATTGGGATAAAGAGTTTGTGGAGAAAGCCATCGAGTCTGCGAATGTAGGCGAGAACGATGTATATGCTCATAACCTTAGTGCAAAGGACGAGATACTTCGCGATGATGACGAGACTATTCGTATCGTATATTGCTACCAGCGTTTACTCGATGAGGATGATGTGCCTGGTATTTACTGCACAGTATTTTGTAACGAAGTAGCCGACCTCTATGCCAAGCATACCCTCATGGACTATGGTCATGGTGGATATCCATTTATTGTAAGCACTTACGAAAAGACATCCAAACGGTTGTACTCCTCCCGCTCAATTCCCGAAGTGGGCGAACCATTCCAACAGGTTGTTAAGGTTGAGTACGATGCATCGATTGACAGGCAAAGTTTAAGCACAATTCCACCAATAGAACATCCTCTTGGAAGATCCCCATCAAAGTGGGGTCCCGGAGTTCGTATTCCTTATCGTACACCTGGAGAGATTCGTTTTGCGGATACTCCACGCTACGATGCTGGTTCCGTGGAAGTTCGTAGATTGGTACAGGAAATGTTCGACCGTTACATGGGTAACAATGCACCAGGTGTCGATCCCGTAGAGTCGCAAATCAAGCAACAACATTTTATTAATAAAGTACTTCACCACATGAAATATGTGATGGATCAAGTATACAGCCTTTACCAGCAGTATGGTCCAAACGAAGAATACTTCCGCGTTACAGGTGTACAGGATATGCAAAAGTACGCAAAGGGTAAGTCGGGCGAACGCTTTGATTTTTACATGCAGTACGATGTGGCCACCCAAGACCCTGAGCAAATGCTCGAACGGGTAAAGACGATTGGTCAGATATCATCCACAATGGATAAGAATGGAGTGGTGGATACCGAACAACTCCTATCCCTTGCAATCGGACAGATCATGCCCGGTGCGGCAGAAAAGGTAATACTACCACGGGAGACTGCCACACAGAAAGCAGTCGAGGAAGAGCGACAAACCATAGCCGAACTTGCGGCTGGAGTACCGCCCAATGTGCGTGAGAATGATGCACACGAAATGAAACTCCAAGTATTTCAGCAATGGTTACAACAGCCCGACATTCAGCAAAAAGCCCAACAAGACCCAGCGTTACAAGAGCGTATTAAGACCTATATGCAACAGCGCCAAATGCAGATTCAGCAGAAGCAAAATGCTACGATTGGTAGACTAGGAGCCGCACCCACACAATTTGGACAAACATCTAGTGCCGCATGAGCATAACTTATCGCAATGAGCGGTTTAGTGCATATAACAAACCTAAGCGAACTCCTGGTAAGTCTAAAAAGTTTGCCGTACTCGCTAAGGAAAAGGATACGGTTCGTCTTGTACGCTTTGGAGATCCAAACATGTCCATTAAAAAGAACATACCCGCACGGCGTAAATCCTTCCGAGCGCGACATAAGTGCGATGAAAAGAAGTCTAAACTGACCGCTGGCTATTGGTCATGCAAGAAATGGTAATATGAGTTTATACAAAAACATACACGCAAAAAGAAAACGCATCAAAGGTGGAAGCAAAGAACGCATGAGAAAGCCTGGAACCAAAGGCGCGCCTACCGCAAAAGCATTTAAGAAAGCCGCAAAGACAGCACGCAAAAAAAAGTGAGACGGAAAAAATACCACGAAGTAAATGCTCAAGAAGCAATTAACGCACTTACATTCCTTAAGAAAGAACCACACTTTAAAAAGTATATCGAGGTACGCGAAGCAATGCGGGAGGAAACCATCCGCGAGCTACAGAATCGCAAGAATATCGAGAACCAAAATTTACACTTTCACTTCACAGGAAAGCTAGAAGCAATCGATGAAGAGTTAGATAATTTTTATAACTTGTAATTGTTCATATTAGTTAAGCCCTCACGGTTATGGGTTAGCCGTGGGGGCTTTTTCGTTGCCATATTGTTGTTAAACAACTACATTTTGCTACACTAGGCTACTAGCCTTGTTGACTTATGGAAACATTAACCAAAGAGGTTATCTCGGAGTCCTCTGAAAATTCCGTGGAAAATACAAACGCAAGTGAGGGCAACCTTTCGATGGCAGAATTTGCAGATCAGTTACTGAAAAGCAAGCAACCACAGGAAGAATTACCCGAACTTACCGAAGAGACGGATGAACCCGCTGAAGAAACTGCGGAGCCTACAGATGTCTTAGAGGAAAATTCACAGTCTGTCGAAGAGGAGCAAGTGGAAGAAGAGGAATCTTCGCCGCCCGCAGAACCTTCGGATGTTCTCAACAAGTTTAATATCGACCTGGATAACCTATCCGAGGATGAGTCGCGAGATCTCGCAAAGGCGCTGAATGCATCTGCCGTCAAGCGATTTGGAAGACTTACCGCTCAGAAGAAAGCACTACTCGCAGAGAATGCGGAACTGCAAGCTAAGGCAGAAGAAGCCCAGCAAGCACCCGCTAGTGCTGAACTACCTGAGTTCCTCAAGGATAATGCCTTTTACAACATCAACGATGCGCAATCGCTTAATAAGGAAGTCGAGCAACTCAACACCCTAATAGAATGGGTAGATGAGAACCTCGATAACGAAGTGGAGTACGATGATAGTGGTAATGAGTATGTGGTAAAGGACGGGGATAGAGCCTACACGAAGTCTGAGTTACGCCGAATAAAAGTAAACGCGAATAAGACTCTCCGTAAGGATGCCCCCGCTAGACAACAATGGCTACAACAGCGCGAAAATGCTAATCAGCAAGCCAAGGATACATTTGCATACTTGGGTGATGAAAGTAGTTCATGGTATCAGCAGTTCATGCAACTGAAGGGTGATCCTTCATTGCAACCAATCCTCGACTACATGCCAAACTCTAACTTTGCGTTAGGTTTAATTGTCGAAGGAATTAACGCAGTAAATGCAAGGCAAGGTCAGAAGGCTAAACCAACCGCAAAACCGAAAGCCCCAATGGCTACAACCGAGGCTGGTTCAGCTAGACCCAAAACTCCCCAGGCGAATAAAACGAAAGCTCTGCAAGCGGCGAAGGCGAAGTTCGACCGATCAGGCTCAATGACAGACTACCAAGTATATCTTAAACTTAGAAATAAAAATTAAATCCCAAGGAGGAAATAAATTATGGCATTAACCAAATCACACATTAGCGGAACTCCGCTTGGCTCAAACAGAGAGGACTTATCCGATGTATTGACCATCCTAGAACCCGAACGCACCCCCTTGCTTTCGCTCGCGAAAAAGGGAAAAGCAAACGGTACATTCTTTGAATGGCAAACAGATGAACTCAGTACGCCCGCATTTGCTGGAGTACTCGAAGGTGCTGACGAGACTACCTTTACTGACCAAGTAGCCAACCGTGCAAAACTTGGAAATCATGTACAAGTATTTCGTCAGAACTACCAAGTCTCAAACATCCAAGAACTTGTCGATGTTGCTGGCGTGGATAGCGAATTTGCAAACGCAGAAAGTAAGGCTGTGAGGCAAATGAAGCGCGATATTGAAGCCGCACTTTGTTCTTCACAAGAGCGCGACCAAGACGATGGAACCAATCCATACAAGACTCGCGGATTGTTCAAATGGTTAGGCGAAGGTGGACAACCAAGTGATATTCCCGCCGCTTACCAATCAGTCGCAAGTGTATCCCTTGGTGGTGGCTCCTTTACTGAGGCCAACATGAATGGCTTACTTCAAGACTTGTACGAAGCCAACGGAATGCCCGGTGGACAGCTTACATTGATTGCTGGTCCTACCTTGAAGCGCGATATCTCAAACTTCGCTCGTCAAGAAGGTACAACCACAGCGTTGAACTTCCAGGTAACACAACCCGCTGAGTCCAAGTCCATCTCCCTCGTAGTTAATCTATATGACGGAGATTTCGGAAGTGTCGCGGTGGTACCATCCTTGTTTTTAAACAGGACTAGTGGTTCGGACACCGTAGACACCAATGCTGGTTTGCTCGTAGACCCTGAGTACATCGCTGTAAATATGCTCAAAGCTGAGTCTTCTTCTGAGCTTGAGAATAAAGGCGGCGGACGCAGAGGTTTCTGTGAGACGATTGCTGGACTTGCGTGTCTTGCTCCTAAAGCACACGGAAAAATAAACTAATTGTTTGTTCATTATTTGGGGGAGGTCTGCGT